CCGACACATGATCGGCCCAAAGTATAGCAGACTATTTCCTTGAAAACCCCGTCTGCTCCTCGCGCACCTACTTTAGCCTCCCGGCTTTGTTCGTCCAGCGAGAATTACCTAGCCCACGTTCCAGCATCAGTGCTGGCCTCGGGATTCTTCGGCGTACATGGCTTCCATACCACTCGTACTCTCGGCATTCCCAGGGTTACGATCGACTTTCATTATTTACCCTATGGATGGAAAACTTGTGACCAAGCCATAGGGCTTTGCAACTTGATGCCAAAATCGACTTAAGGGCATCTCTATAGGGCGGACTACACCGGCTGCGGGGTGCAGATTCACTTTAAGCTGGCTTTGTGCTATAGCCCTATTCCCGAGGTAAGGACTGTTTTACAACAGTCCCAAAGCCCCAACGACCTTCACTCCTGTCTTGAAGGCAGTGATGAGCTTGGCTCCTATATCGCCTACACGCTCAATGGCCCTAGGGGCTTGTTCTGCAACATTATTAATCTGCTCCAAGAGTCGGATATTACTTGGTTCAGCTCGTGTTGACATGTACTGAAACTTGTTCCCCGGCAGGAACTCCAAGTGAATAACGATCGAAACCTCTATGCAGGTGGAACTGGCCGGCAGTCCCTCTGCAAGGATGGCAAAACCCATTTGGTTTGCGACCGGCCCGTTATAGGCCGCGACAAATTGATCCCACGCTGGATCAATATACGTTAAGGCAGTTGGATCTAATATAGATCCAACAAATGCCATACCCCCCTCGGCTGCCAAATCGGCAACCGCTCTGCGAGCTACTCCATGTTTCCTAGTTAGAGTAGAGTTGGGAACGATATTATTGACAGGATCGATTCTGTATCCTCTCATTTCTAGAGAAGACATTGGAATCAAATAAATTCGACCCTGCGCGTTATTAGCGTTTAGCGTGGTGTCAATTTTGGCTCCGACTCCAACAACACGTAAGCCGGAACACTCATCCCAACCTGAGAAATTTGTGGCGTGTTCGGGCAGTCCATTAGGGACCCCGTCAAATTTTACGTTTCCGTTAGTTAGGCCACCCATGCTCCACATATGAGCAGGGATCAGGGGAAAGAGTGCTGTAAGATTTCCAGCAGATGTTGAGGTGAGAGAAAACTCCATGTGACCAGTAATAGTAGCAGAAAAGTTATTATCAAAATCCGGGACCTTTGCTCCTTCGGCCCTAGAATCGAACGGGTTAAGCCTCGCCAGAGCGTATGGGTGTTCCAGTAAACCTTTCGGTAAACTCGGGTAGGACGGTCCGTAAGCGGTTGTACCCTCTCGCGGCGCCCTGCTCTTCCTTTTCCCATTCTGACGTTGAGGCTGTGGTTGGTTATTAACCTTCTTCTTCTGACCCTTAACTTTTACCATTTTAACTATTGCAGTTGCAGTCCTTACCAGTAGTGGTGTGAATAAAAGGCAAATGTGTGAGAAGTGAAAATTTGCCTTGAGCGTTTCTTTAACGTCAAACGCCCCGAATGACGGCGCAGCGATAATGCTACCGGAGGAAAGTTTGTTTAGCCTGTCTTGTTCTACAGCCGCGTTTATCCACGTAGCCAAGAAATTCCAACAAGCATGTACTAACACAGCCTTACCATAGGGCAACCGATCACATAATATGTGCATTAGTGCGGTTGGCCAATAAGTGTGGCCGCTGTTAATGAGAGTATTTACCCATTCAATGGAAATGATCGTACCACAAGCTATGCTCATTCCAAAACGGGTCATTGTAACCTTCTTCAAAAACTCTTCTGTGAGAGGGGCCCAGACCACAACTGCAAATAGATTAACCACCTGATTATATGGATCATCTAGTGCATGTACTGCGGCGAGGCCGGGTTCCCTGCACTCCTGAGGTTTGGATAGATCGTTTTCCAACACCTCACGCAGGTTTTGTTTAAACCCGACAAAATCGAGGACTGCGTCGCTTGCGTCCATCTGGAATTTCCCTAACTTAGACCATGCAGCTCTAAAAGCATATAGTACTTGGTCTTTGTATAGGTCAATTTGGCTTGCCAGCCAGCCCCTCATACTCTCAACGTATGGGTAAAGCATATGGGCCGCCTTCTCCATGCGCCCAAACAGCCATTCCCCAAAGATACTTCCAGTGACCAGTTTAGGTCCAGTTGACTCGATCACTGCGTTCTCCTCCATTTTAATTTTGATGTCCCTGGACATCATCCGCATCGCCAGCGGATTTTTGATGACGTGAGGCAGAGATTTTACCCCTACAATCTCGTCCTCTAGGGCCCTAAGTTCTCCCGGTGTGCAGTCATAAACTGCGCAAACGAACAAAATGGTATCATCAGTCGCTTCAGCTGGTTCGTGCTCATGTTCGTACCACCGGTATTTCTTCATTTCTATATCATCCATAGGTTTGGCATTACCTGCCACCCTCGCCATCGTGGCTGTCACAACCCTCAACACGGGTATGTGAGCCACATCGTTCATCATCCCTAACGCGACACCTTTTAGCCATTGTTGGGTTCTACGTCTACCATAGGGCTTGAGAGCCCAACCCGTCTTGGCCAGCACACGGCCAATTTTGGGTCCCCAGATAGTACCCCTGCTACTAGGGTAGAATCTGCCCGAACAAAACTCTACGTCCATAACGTCTTTAGAGAATTTAAGTTCAGGTCTCAAGCCAAGGTCCAACAAAAATTTTGTAGCTGGCTCAACCTGCGCCAACACCGCAGGTACTATCATCAAGTTGTCATCTCCCAATACCATAAACCTGGAATACTTCTTAATTACTGGTTCCAGGTCCGCCCTCCAGTACGTGGTGGGCGGTAAACCACTATCTTCATCTCCAGGTATAAACTCTTCCACAAACTCCACCCCCATGCCTTGTAATACGACTCTGGCCTCGGGGGTTAGGAAGATGGATCCACAACAAGCAGCAAAATTCGTAATAGAATTGCCACTTGAAGTGTTTCCGTCGCCACTATTACGCTTATAGTAGCAGACATACCTGACCTGGTTAGAAGTTTGTCCATGGGATTTCCATTCCAACTCAATAGTTTTCTGGTGCTTTTCAGAGAGATTAGCGGTCTTGTAAACTAGCATTTCTGTTTCTAGCGACCCGCGGCTTTGGGTCGCATCATATCTACCGCAATCATTTTCTCCGAAAACATACCCGCCCTCGATAGGAGGCATTTCGTGGATTTGATCCACAAAACGTCCAATGTCGGAAGGTTTGGCCCCACTTGTATAGAAACAATAATGATTGATTGTATACGTGTCCTTCATTCTCACCGATAAGGCTTTGGTGATAGGACCAGTGGCCACTTGAAACTCGGGGGAGGCCCCTTGTATCAAACGAGGGCAGGCCTCAGGATTGCCAACAGCTTTCTCTATCTTCACAAAGGAAGCTCTGGCTGAATCCCGAAGAGTGGCAAAGACACTTTTAAAATTCTTATGCTTCATCGTCGTGTACATCCGACGCAACATGTCTTTGCGACTACCGGACACATTTAAAGTGCCGATCCAACCCTCGAACGGGTATGCGCGTATAGGGAGGTCTATTTTAGACCTGAGGCTCATCTTCGGTAGGTCCGACATCATTCTATGAATGTGTCTCCAGTCCCGATCCTCCGTTTCGACTGTACCGTCTGGCTTGTACAGTACAACACGGTTCTCGATTGCCATTCGATTTCTGATCGCCAGATAGTCGTTATGTACACAACTTCTAGCTACCGTAGGCAGAACCCCAGGAAGACCAAAGCCAAGTAATTTGGCTCCGAACCCTGCTTTACACTCAACATCCTCGGTCACCTTGATCTTAGATCCGATTTGTTGAGGTTCCAGTTTTATTCCATGACTACACACATTAGTCACTTTTCTACCACCAGCTGCCCCGGGGGACGGGGGTTTCTTCGTTAACAGATAACTAGCACCAGTAACAACTGATAATCCTAGTATCTTTGATTTGGCTGACATGGGCGCAAAAACTGTAATTGCGCCCAGTACGGCCAAACCCAGCATGGCGGCACCACGACCAAGTACCCAAGCAGTACCGTCGTAGTAGGAATTTAAGGGGCGCCATAGTGATGCATGATGCTCATGTGTGGCGATGGCATTTAACTCTAATTGAGCCCCTATATGCATGGCTATGTAACTGCCGTACACAACCGTCTCAAACCTTTGTTTTTCCGTGAGAGCGAGCTTCTTTGCCCCGGCACGGGCGTGCAGCGTTAAAGTCTTTAGAAGCTCTGAATCTCTTTTCTTCCCTACACACCTCTGCGCTAAGTCCCATATCATGGACTTAGGCAGAAGTACGGCGTCGTCAGACCCAATCACGATCCAGTTAAGGTAACTGAACAGACCGGATCCGGACACTGCAGTTTGGACTTGGAAGTAGCCCTCATCTGGCATGCGAATTGGATCATCTTTGATAGTTGAGAAACTAAGTTGCCCAACATATTCTCGATTTCGCAAGCCAGTTAGCAGGTCCGGGACATCCCTGATGCCTACAGGGAGACGAATTTCCGTCGCATGGAATTGTACTATACTCGTCTCCCCGATCTGGGATATCTGGCTCCAACAAAGAGTCCCAGCCATTCCCATGGCTAGGCCTCCCCCCCAAACCCAGTGCATATCACTGTGCACATAGGATTCAAGGTTACCAGACACCGTCATAGTTATCGATTTTTCCTGTGGATTCCAACTGTATTTGGCCTCTCCACAACCCAATAGCCCATTTGGGTCTGGAAATCGATGGAAGGCGGCGATGAAAGGAACACCGGGAAATTTTCGCAGCACGGCGAATAAATCTTCCGGAGCAATGTAGTAAATGGAGTGAATACTGATGAACGCTTTTACTCCTGGGTAGCACTCACATTCTTCAAATTTGTGGGTGCATACCCAGCGATCAACATCAACGAGTAATCCGTCTGAAAACTCGCAGAATCTCTCCCATTGCTGGGCTGTTCCCCTCTCACCGATGGTTTGAGTGGCTAGGATAGATAGCTTCTTTTGAGCATCTTGCTTGTAATTGGCTCTCCTAGCAAA